TGATCCAATACCAAATAATATCACCAAGTTCTCGTTTACAATGAAATACAGTTTCATCATTAAGTGGTTTGCCTTGGAAGATGCATTTTTTAATAATTTCATTAAATTCTCCTGTTTCTGAAGATAGTCCAATACCACCTGTAAGCAATAAGGACATATTAATTTTAGGGTTATTAGATTCAAGCTGTTTAGTTGCGTAGAACATTTCTGACAACTCGTTGCTTTCTTTACTTGTAACTTTTTGTACGAATTGTTCGTACTTCTTTAAATCAACTTGTGGCAATTATGCCTCCTCAGGTTTTTCTTTACTCATTAACAACACGGCATCTGGTTCTACACGTCTAACTTCTATCTGACCTAAATCAGGCTCATCAAGTTTTATGCCTCTGGTCCAACGACCATGTTCTACATAGATCCAATCACCAACTTCATATTCGTCAGTATTCGATTTGCCTTTGCTATATACCTGGCACCAACGACTTCTAATTCCATGTTCTTTTCCATCGTCGGATAATTGTATGATTCCCCCTTTACTTGTACGTTCTCCAAAGTTCATATTGTATGCTAAAATATGATCTTTAATGGGGATCAGTTTTCCTTTAAGCTCTGGTTTTAACTTTGGGCCAGCACCCAGTAACGTACCATCAACCATTAATTATTTTCCTTTTTTAACAAAATTACCATCATCATCTTCAACCCACTCAACATCATCTGTTGTTGTGTTTGTTGCTTCTGCTTCTTTGTCTATTTCAGCCATCTCTTGTTCAACGGAACTTGCTGGTGCCGTTTCTGCTTTTACTTTTGCAATAGCTTCTTTAGTTTCTGAATCAGGTTCTGCAACTCCATGTCCCGGAACTTCATCTGGAACAGCTTGAGGATGATCTCTGTAATATTCGCCTAAAACTTCTTCGCGTTTCTTAATGATTTTACCACCTGGCCCTAGTTCATCGCCACGTGCATTTACACGAGCATTTCCTACTGCCGGAGTAAGTTCATTTCTTTGTCTAAGCAAATCCATATCAACCTTTTTACCTTGCATTGATGTATATTGCTTACGACCGCTTTGTTTCATTGCCATAACTATTCTCCTATTATGTACGTATTTATCTCAGGAACTCACGCCAGTCTAGCTGAAACTGAATTGGATTGATCTTGTGTATACCAATCAAAAACAGTACAAAGCTGGCTGTACTAGAGCCTCTTCCTACGCCCCATACAATCTTGTTTTCACGCATAAAGTCAACCAAATAAACCATATAACGTAATAAGTCATACATATCTCTATCGTGAAATGCTTTTAATTCTTCATATGCTCTTGCCACTTCTTGTTCACCATTACACATATTGATAATTTTTCCTTCAATATCAAGTGTTTTATATTTGTCTGGCATGAACCACTCTGATTGGAGTGTGTTATCAAACTGTGTTTTATCCACATCAATTGGAACATATTTTTTAAGTGGACTTATTCCATTTTCTTTGGCGTGTTTATTAAACTTGTCAATGTCATCATTTGGATCACATAACACCACATGACATTTATCAATATGACCAGTGTAGATCATATCTAATAAATCTTGATTCGAAAATCTAGGAATACCTAATTTGTCTGTTCTCATGAGCATACTTATAGTTTACTCGATATTAATTAATTTGTCAAGATCTGAATTACCCGGATTTATCCGATTCTTGATAATACGTTCCCTTTTTTCTAATTTGTACATATCGAGTACAGTTTGGAGTTGTGTTCTAGCTTGTGGATTTCTAGTTTGAAAATATTTTTTTGTTAATTTTACTATGTTCTCGTCTATTTGTTCGTCCGAGAGATCAGATACATTATCTATTAACGGGTGATCCATAATTTTTTACCTATTATGTAAAGACGCCGACGTATTCAGCATAAACAGTTGTACCACCATCGTTGGTCCAAAAATCAACAACAACAGGATTCACATTTGAAGCAACATTGAATGGACTTGGAAATCCAGGACCGTACTTAATAGTACCTCCGCCTGATGTTGCCCATGTTACAACTCTAGTTGTACTGTCACCTAGTGTGTCTAGCAACACTAATCTAATTTTACCAACTTTGTTAGTTGTTGGCCAATCAGCAAATGTAAGTGTTATGTTGTTTCCTATTGTAAATGTTTGATAGTTACCGTTTGTAAAACTGATATTCTGTGGACTTGTCACAGTCCCGCCAGCATACACTTTTTCAGTGTTTGCAATTAAATTCGCTCCGCTGACGTCATTCCCTAGAAAGTTGTTAGCCGCATTTAATTTTGCAGTATTAGTTTGTAGTGCTTCTATTTCACTTTTTGCCGCAGTAAAATTGTTCTTGATTGTGTTAAAGTTATTTCTGAAACCTTGCGAATCATTGTCCTGTCCTGCGATAGGAAAAGTTGCATCAACACCTGTACTGTTTATATTACTTGCCATTTTTTATCCTCTCTAGCATATATATTTATCTGCTTATACATTAAAATTGTAATTCCCGAACGGAATATATTGCTCATTGCTGTTTCCACTAGTATTATCTATAACATATCTATCAATTTCAAAGTCTAATTGGTTAAAATTGAACCCATTATTTTTGATATTCAATAGTATTTGGGCACTTGTACCTGGTTTGCAGTAGCATAGCGGTATAGCAGTAACATAGCCCAATTCTTCCACTGTATTGGTTTGTGCAGTTGACATCCATAATGGTAAGAAGTTGGCTTCCGTTGTACCAACTGTTCTTAAATTATCACGCATATTTGTGATATTGCTGATATACCTAGTTTGATCACTTGAATCACTTATCTTGATAGCATCACTGGAAACTTTGATCGGAGTACCATCTGGTCTAAACCTAAATGGATCACTTGAAGTAGTTGCAATAACCCCAGCTGTTAATACAGCACCTGATCTAGTTGTAACTTGTATGATTCCATTAGCGTCTACTATGATAGAACCACTTCTAGCAATTACTTCTAAGTCGTTACCAAATGCTCTTACTAATACAACTTGGCCAATGCTGTTTCTAATTTCAAATACTGCAAGTCCTGATCCTTCTTTAGACACATCATCTGACGTTTCTAGTTCAACACTATCAACTGTAATTCTTTTCTTGTTAAAAATTGTTGTTTTGCTTCTTACTTTTGTTGTTCCTGTGGTTACATCAACTGGGTCAACAACCTCAATATAAACAACTTCATAAACTGTGTTTGGACTTCCAGTTTTCCTTGCAATAGCACTTCTTACTGCTCCAAGTTTAAATCTTTTTCTTGAATGATTTTTTCTTGTTGCTGAAATATAATCTCTAATGTCTTTTGTTTCTATTCCTGCGTACACCAACATCTTTATATCTTTTTGTAAACCAAATTCAGGATCGTTTGGTCTGTAAATACTTGCTGGTGTAAACACATTTGGATCACCTATAAAATTATTGTATGCTGATCTCTGTATTTCTTTTAACAATGGTTTAACAAAAACATTACTGTATGTTATATTGTTAGGATCACTAACAACAATATTAAACTCTCTTGTTGTCGCACTAAATCCAAATCTATCTCTTGCTCTAACTGTGAAAGCAAACTTTCTATCTATGCTTGTGGTTCCACCATCTAGTGTAAAATTATTATTATCAATAGTTGTTAGACCAAGATTTGTACCGCTTGAAAACTGTCTTACTTTTCCTACAATTTCACCATTAAAGTTTAATGCTAATCCTGGTGGTAAAATTCCTGCTGTTACGTCATACAATAATATTGCATTTGGAACAGAAGTTGTTGCACTTACAGAAAACGTAGATATAAAGTTTGCATTTATACTTCCTAACGTTGCATCTGTGTTCCAATTAATTGTGCTTTCTACTTCACCTAAAATTTTAACTGTAAATGTTTTGTCCTTCTCAGCCAAGATACTATTAATAGATGTATACCTAATTGCCTTGACAGTAAATTTGAATTCTTTAGTTATGGCTGGTTGGTATGGTACTCTACCTGCAATCTCTCCTGTGGTAACATCTATTGACATTCCTGGTGGTAATGTACTTGCACTTCCATCATCATTTGTAGATTGTAATTGGTAAGTTAAATCTCCAACCACTGTATTAGGATCAAATACATCAAGGAAAATTGTTACATAGTTGTTTGCTCTTTTAAATCCTAAGTCTGCTGGAGTCAACCAAACAGGTGTTCTTAGATAAGTGTTATCAGCAGTGAATATACCTGTGCCAACTTGCATGATTGTATTGTCAGCACGTAGGAAGTCATCACCTACTAAAAATATTTGAAATTCTCTTTTTGTAATGGTGTCACCATCACTTACACTTACACTAAATTCATAAGTTCTGTTAAGTTTCTTAGGACTTTGTGTAGGAATAGCATAGTCATATCCTTGTGTATCATAATAATAACTTTCAAAACCATTTGCACTTCTCATTCCAAAGTCAAACGCATATTGATCATATTGAACGGTATCATAAAATCCATTACCACTTCTTTTGTCTAAGGCAAGTATGGGATCAACAATACCTACCAATCTACCATCAGTGGTAAGTTGTATTCCTGGAGGTAATGTTCCATCTCCATCAGCTATAAAATATTCTAAAGTTTGTCCTGTTGGCAAATCATCATCTATAGCTTGTAATTGGAAATTAACAATACTACTATCTAATATGTAAAAACTATTATTAGGTCCTAAAGGTAACTTACCTTGGTTAGTTGTCCATACAGGTTGATCCGGACCTTGTATTTCTATGGTAAAAGTTCTATCTCTTACGCCATCATCATTTTTTGCTCTTAAAACAAATTCAAATTCTGTGTTTCTTTGTACCTCAAATGGAGTTCCTACAATCTTGTTATCAAGTAATCTCATACCACCTGGTAATTCTCCACTTATTAAAGTTATTACATCTGTGTTAAGATTTATTGAAGTTACTGATCCTGATTCTAAGAAAATATCAGGAGCACTTGCCTGTGTGTATGTCAAATAATTAGAAGTTATTTGTTTCATGTAATCTGTTACATCATGTGCCGCAGGTGTTTTGTAATGTATCACTTGTCCTGCAAGATATGAATAATAATACACACCAGTTATTCCATAATATATTCCACCTGCATCAGGAACAATACCACCTGTGTATCCTTGTGATTTTGCAACTTCAAAAACACTCTGTTGTGCAGATAAAAATTCATAACCGAACGCATGAGCACCACCATTGTATGGAATAATAGTATCAGCGGTACCATGTATGTTTAGAAATCTTCTTCCTTGCAAAGGAGTTTTTGCTGTGTTGTATTCTGCATTGGTAATACCTGTCTGTCCTGATGGAATATAAAATGTGCTATTTCTAATCATTGGATTAAAAAATTGTGTGCCATTTGTAACAATAGTATCTAATGCTGTGTCGTCTATTTGCACATAAGCTCTGTTAGCCAAAGCGGCACCATTACTAAATCCAACTATTCTTATTTTTCCATTGTCAACGTTTACATAATCCTTAAGCAAAGTAATCAAATCAGTAAGCATCTCTATGTCTGGTGCTTTTGTAGTTTCATGTGCAATATTCCAACCATTGTCATAACCTGTCGGCGCAATTAAAATATGATCACCTAAGTAGTTTTGCCATTGGTTAATTTCATTTGCACCATTACCTCCTGCTCCATGTAGCAAAATTGCAACAGGAACACGTTTGTTTAAAAGTGTTGGAATAGTAGGTACCCTAATTGACATTGGATATGTGTAAGTTACAGGTGCACCGCCCTGTGTCCATGTTTTTGTAATGTTTATCGTAGAACTATTTTGTAGTCTAGTTTGTGCTGGTAAACTTATAGCAGTTGTTGATGGGTCAAATCCTGTTCCACTAGCAGATCCTGGTGCAATAGGTAAGGTGATAGAAGTGGTTACTCTTTCTTGTAGAGTTCCTAATTTATATCCTGAGTTTTGTGTCCAACTTGGTACTGCCATTTCAAATCCTAAACTTTACAGTATTTATCGGATATGAAGACGATTAAAATGCTCTTTGTTGTTTGGTGCTAGGCCCAACAACGTATGGATAGATAGGCTGTCCATTAGCATCTACTGTTACGTGGTAACAATACGTGCCATTTGTATACTCTGGAGTTTTTTCAAATCTGCCATTGTATTCATCTAGTAGGCCTGTACCTACTTGATATTCATGATCGTTGATAAATGTACCTGCTGTTTTGGCGCCATACAAGTATCCTCTACCTGCTGGCTCTGAAGCAAATGTTGTGTAAGAACTTGTCATTCTTACCACTGTTGATGTTGGGTCATTGTAGTCTGAATAACCAAATGGTCCGTAAATAGGATAACCGTCAAAACAATATCCTAAAATTTTACTATGTCCATCTGTGTGTCTAAAATGATCACCACTAAAATTTGTTCCTGTGTAATAAGTTGGTGTAGGTGAAGCACCTGTAACCATTGCTGTATTCCAACCTGCCGCAGATTCTGATGAACCTGTAGGAAGTGTTAAAAATTGTGCAGACATATAATGATACTGTCCACTGATTTCTGGCCAACCACCTGCGTCATCACCACCGTAGTTTGTTCTGAATTGTACTGCATTGTATTCGAAACCTGTTCCTGGTGCATCTGCTGAAGGATCTAGTCCTGGAGGTACTGCACCAACTCCAGCTGATGGACTGAAAAATACAACACCATTGTTGAAAATACCAATTGGTGTTAAGGCAGATAAAGCCTGTGGATTACTTGTATTTGTTCCACCTCTGTAAGTAAATGAATAATTATAAGTTTGTGCTGATACAACATTGGCACTTGGACTAAAAGCATTCTGTCCAAATGGTTTTCCAAATGAAGCTGGATTAGGTAATCCATTTGATGATATCGTTAGTGTTGCCATTAAGTTAATACTCCTGCGTCAAAGTTTCTTGCATCTGGACTTAAATGACTACCAAAGTCTATATCAGTTTGATAAATTAACCAATCTGATAAACCTCTTACATCATTTGATAAACTTCCAAAATCAAAGCCAGCAGTATTAGGTTCAATGTTTCTTATATCAACACCATGTACTAAACCAGTGACGTTTCCAGTTAAAGCACCATTAATATTACTTGCTGACAATGTATTTACGTTTGTAATATCATTTCCACCAGCATCAAGATTACCACCTAATTCTGGTGTTGTGTCTGAACTGACTTCTGCTGTTGAATTTATAGTTAAAACGTTTCCAGCTATACTTGTTGTAGATCCTGAACCACCTCTAATGTTTAAAGTGCCTCCGTCTGCAAGTTGTAAGCTACCCGAATCAGATACAACATTTAATTGTTGTAATCCTCCAGTTGCGTTTATAGTAATTCCTGTAGTTGAGCTTGTTAGTGTAACATTTGAACCTTGTACTAGTTTCTTAAGTTGTAATTCTGCACCTACTTTTTGTGCAAATACACCCTGTCCTGTATTGCCTAAATTTGCAACAGTTGTGGATTCAGGAGATCTTAGATCAAGATCATCAAAGTTCTGATTAACTTTAATGAACGCTTCACGCAGATCATCACCTGTTCCGTCGTTTGCTAGTGTTCCTATGTTAATTGTTTGTAAAGCCATTTTCTATCCTATACAGTATTTATCTATTGATCGTTTCCGCTTGTACCTCTAAATTTAATTGGGTTTGGACTATTATAAGGCCAATATGCAAGTTCATTTGGAGCACCATACAATCTAGGTATACTGTTACCATAATTAAAGTTTTCTGCTGTACCACTGTCGTAAATTACATCTTTTAGTGCATGAGTGCTTAAAAAATTTTTAAACTGAGCCGCAGTTCCTCCTGGATTTGCTTGGAGCCATAAAGCACCCATTCCGCATACCTGCGGAGCGGCCATGCTAGTGCCACTTATTCTTGCCATGTAGTGCGTTGAACTGCCTGGATATAACTGTTTTGTTCCGTATGCACTTACTTGGCTTGTTGCACTTGCTATCTGTGATCCTGCCGCCATTATGTCTAGCCTTGGACCACGTTCACTGTCATATCTTAAATTTTCAAAACTACCATATTGATCATGGTCAACATTTCCTACCCATACTGTATCTTCACTATGCGGTGAACTAGGACGGTTGTAGTAGATTTGAGATGTTCCATAGGTAGTTGTTCTGTAATAACTGTTATAGATATCACTTCCGTATGGACCTGATCCTGCAACTCCATACGCACATGGGTGATATGCGTTACCGGCCGCTTTGATGCAAATGATACCTGCATCAGTTAATTGTTGTTGTTCTACATCTGCACTAGTACTTGGCGAAGGATGTTTTGATCCTGTCATTCCATATTGTGCTAATGCACTTGAATAATTCTGTGTAGCGATACCTTGATCAACACCTTTGAAAAAAACGTGTGAAATTTGTCCGTTTGCAGAATACGTGCTAGAGTATCCCCAGCTTTGATTTACAATGGTAGGACGTCTAAATCCTGTGTTAGGATCAATTGGTTTTCTTAAATGCCAACCTCTAATAACATCATAGATATCATTCATTGACATAGCATTTCCGCTACCACCAAATAATCTTACGGAATACAATCTTGCATTTTTGGCCCAACCGTATGTCTTACCTGCGGCAATACCACAGCAATGACTTCCATGAGCACCTGCTCTGTTTGTATCTGAATAGTTGTTTGTGTAATGACCTGCTGGCATAGTTCCAGCAACACCTGATGCCGCATACCAATCTATTTGTTGGAACCTAGTAACACCATTGTAATCTTCCCATTCAGGATGTCCTGTTGGGTCAACGCCATCGTCTTGAATGACAATGTCAACACCAGTACCATCTAGTGTGTAATTGTAATCTCCTGAGAACCCTGAGTCTGACTGTGAGGCATAGTTTGTATATTGTTGTTGTATGTGTCTATACAATCCCCAGTTCACGCTGTCTTGACCATTTGTAGATGATCTTTGAAACTCTGATGTTTGTGTTGCAAATAGTTCTGCCTTTTCATCTATGCTTGATGGTTCAACATCAAGTATTCTTCCATCTGCTTTAAGTTTTTCTGCTTCTTCTGGCTCAAGCATATAACAAGTTATTCTATCATTAGTTGCTTTTGCGTGTGAAACGTCAACAGTTCTGGTAGGGAATACATTTGAGTCAACACCAGCATCACCTGATGTATCTCTTTGTAAGTCATAGTCTATCTCTGCTATGTCTATTCCTTTTTTTGTTATGACTCTAAATTCTTCCATTAATTAACCACCTAATTTAAATCCAGTTGGACCTGTTGTATCCAAACCTTTTTTCTTACTAAAAGTTTTTTCTTTACCTTTGTTTCCAAAAAAGGCAATTCTATTTGATGTTGCATCTGGTGACATCAAGTTTCTATTGTTTGCAAAAAATGTAGCTGGAGTATTTTCATCTGTTGATCCTTGATATAGTAATCCTTTGGTGCTATTTTTATGCCACCAATCACGTAGTTGAGCAGGCGTGTATCCTGGGTTAAGTTGTAATACCAAACAGCTCATTCCTGCTACATTAGGAGTACTCATTGATGTTCCACTTAAATTTAAAATACCTGAACTGCTTGTATTGTGGGCACTTACTATATTTGTACCTGCCGCATATACATCTACTCTTGGACCTTTGTCACTTGATGTATTACAGGCTTCTGAACTTGAATACAATGCACTATCTAGATTTCCTACCACTATTGTGTCTGGACCAATGTTACCTGCACCCCTATTATAGTATATAGGATTACCTGGAGAAATACCTCCTGAAGTAACACTTCTTGTGATGTAATTGTTGTAATCAACATCTCCTGAAAAACATAATTTTTGTCCTTGGTTTCCTGCACTCTTGTGATAATGCACACCTTCGTCTTGCATTTCTTCTACTTCAGCATTAAAGTTGTATAAGTTTGCGTTAAATCTATTTGCACCATCACCTATCATTCCATACTGTGAACTTTTTACACTTCCAACACTTGAGCCTCTAAAGTTTATGTCTGTCATGTTTGTGAAGTAAGATTTATATCCCCAACTTGCACTTACCACAGTTGGTCTTTTAAATCCAGTTAGTGGATTGACTGTTTTTGCTCTGTGAAATTCTTTGATAGCGTCAAACCAATAGCTTGAATTTACAGTATTCATATCCAAACAAAAGATGTTTGCATTCTTGGCCCAGCCATAAGTTTTGCCAACGGCCGTTCCAGCACAATGAGTTGCATGATAGCTTGAACTTACAGTACTTGAATAATCTAACGTTGCTATTGAAGAACAGTTAGGTAGTGTGTTCCACTGAAATTGTTGCAATCTGCTAACACCATTTCTGTCTTGCCATTCTACATGATCATATCTAAATTTTGTTTCTTGATGTATGTAATCAATACCACTGCCATCTAAATGATAATCGTATGTTCCGCCTAAATCATTTCCTGTGTTGGATCCCCATTCGTTTGCTTCAACTAGGTGTCTTTTGAATCCCCAGTTGTCTCTTGAAGTAGATGTAGAATTTCTTATAAATGTTCCTGACTGTTCATAGTCTAACCATTCATCGTCCCAAACCAAAGGATAGTTAACTCCTCCCACTCTTGAATCATTTAATAGTGTTTGAGCTTCTTCATCTGTTAGAGCAACCTCCAACATACGTTTACTAATAGGTCTTGTGTTTACGTTATCAACTTTTCTGTCGGGAACGTTAGCAATAGAAGTATTTGTGTTCAGTTCATTTAAAAACTGATCCTTGTCTACTCCTTTATGTAATGAAACAATGTAATGCTTCTCTGACATAGTAACTCCTTAAACAATCGTTAAGTTACCTACCATGCCCCCGTGAATTGTACATTGGTAAACCAATGACGTATCACTTGGTTCATGTGGTACTGTAAAGATTTGCGTTCCTGTTGTTGATCCACTAACACCTTCTGTAAATGAACTTCCGCCATTGCTTGTTCTAATTGCAAATGGATGTCCTGATCCTGTTGTGTTATTGAAAATATATGTAGCACCCTTATACAATGTTAAGTTTGGATTGTCAGCTGTACTTGTTACGCCAGGTCCTGCAAATCTATATGCAGTGGCACCATTTGATGTTATTGTGTAATAGAACACTGGTCCTTGTGTTGCCGCCCAAGCACTACCATTGTAATAAACCATGTCTCCAGCACTTGGAGAGCTAATTGAAATACCTGCTGATATAGTATCATTGACCCATGCACTTCCATTCCATTTTAAATATTGATTTGCTTGTATGGTTGAAATTGTAACGTCAGCTAAATCATCAAGATCCATGTTACCACGGTTAATTGTAATGTTGCCTTCTGTATCACTTGCAGTTGTAATGCCTGTACCACCAATAATTTTTATTGATTCATCTCTACTTACCAATTTCATTGATGAGTCATCAGCACCTATGCTGAAACTAAATTGTTGAGCTGTGCTTTTCCATGCACTTCCGTCATAAAATATTATGTCTGCGGAGTTTGTATCATATACCATGTCACCAGCTTGTCCAGTAAGTGCGTTTATGGCATCCTGATCAAATGCACCTAATCTCAAAGGTGTTTTTTGTAATACCACAGCATTCGCGGCATCAAATATAATGTTACTTGCACTTGTGAATGTTGGTACACCTGTGCCTGAAGTTTGTAAAGTGTCTGCTGTTACAGTTGTCGCAGTAATTGTCGTTGCGGCAATGTTGACACCTGTTAATGTATCTGTTGTTTTGTTATAAACAAGACCTGCATCTCCACCAAATGAACTTGCATCATTAAACTGCACCTGTGTATCTGCACCACCTGGAGTGCCTCCACCTCCACCGCCACCTGACGATGCAAATGTAATTGTATCTGTACTTGCATCTGTAGTAATAGTCATGTTAGAACCAGCAACAAATGTTAAAGTATCTGTTGTTGTATCTGCTACAACGTTTGTCTGTCCTGCTACTGCGATTGTACTGAATAAGTTTTGTGATCCACCACCGCCACCACTTTGGTCAACCCAAGATAGTGTACCTGATCCATCTGTTCTTAATACTTGATCAACATTACCATCACCATCTGGCAAAATAAATGTTGTGTTTGCTGTTAAACTTGCTGGTGCTCTAAAGGCTGTGTAATTTGCGTTAGCACCGTCATAAAATCTTATTTGTGTTGCACTTGGTAATTTTACGTTGCTTGAAATAGTAACTTCGTTTGTGCTGTTTGCAATAGCACCACTTACATTAACGTTGGTTGCGTTTACAGTTGTTGGTGTAATAGTTGCAACAGTTAAAACGTTAGTGTTTGGATTGTAAAGTATTCCTGCATCTGTTCTTAGTGCTTGACCATTTGCCGCAGTTGCTCCAACGAAAGTTAAGTATTGATTTGCCGCACCCGAATCTGCAACAGTTGTGACAGTTGCCGCGTCTACATTGTTTAATGGGCGTGGTCTCCATTCGTTGTTTCCTGCGTTCCAACTTAATGCGTA